AACCTTGTTATCTGAACTGGATATAGGCAGGTTGCCACTAGCACCGTTGGCTTCAACCCATGCCTTAGTAACAAGTGATTTGTCAACTACGTTTTCATCGTAATCCGCTGTTTCGGCTGTGATCTGTCCAATACCGTCTATCCTCAGACGCTCTTGAAAAGATTGCATTGCAGAGGATGGTGTAGAAAACGTCACCTCTTCCGTAGACAGGCTGTCTCCGGTTGTGGATTGCGACAACGTAACGGCATAACCAGCTTCGTCTTTAGAAACAACTACTGTTCCATCGGGGATGCGATTGCCAGTCACTGTATCACCAACGTTTACACCACCATAAACTTGATTGCTAGGGTCTACAAGCGAAATTACAGTGGCATCGCCATATGGATTCGTACTTGTTCCAAATATACTGGCGTTAGTAGAACGTTCAAAAACGTCCTTTCCAGTCTCTACGATAAAGTTAGTGCTCATATCAGACGACAACGTCACAGAATCATCAGAGCTGGAGATTGGAAGCTCTGCCGTGTTTTCGCCTGGAGCCTGATTGTTCCACTTGCCCGTTGGCTTGTCGTAAACCAATATCTCGCCTGTCTCCGGAGCGGAGACATTAGTATCGTTTAACGCTGCCAGCTCCGTAACACCACCAGTTTGACTGGCAGCTGGCTTCCAACTTCCATTATCATACGTCAGCACCTGATTGTTAGACGCAGTTGTATCGCTTACATCATTGAGCTGACTCAAGTTGGCGTTTAAGTTTATCGTCCAGTTGCTGTTCGTAGACTGATTGGCTGTTGCATTGCTACCCGTGACATTGATTCCGGTGCCTTCAATAATACTGATAGAACCATTGCCAATGTCAGTTTTTTTGGCAAAACCCAAGCTGGAGTTCAACGTAGTCAGATTAGCCTCCAGCTTTACCGTATGGTTGGCTGTGTCCTTCGTAATGCTCAACGTGTCGTTAGGAGACGACAGGCTAACATCACCGGTCGTCGTATTGGGACCGACACCACCTACCTTCTTAACGGTTCCATCACCACCGGATACAGTACCCGGAAGCCACTGCGTTCCGTTGTATACGAGGGCTTGGTTTTCAAGGGCACCAGTCGTGTTGACATCAGTTAAGTCGGATATGCTGGCATTAAGCGAAATGGTCTGATTGTTATCGGAACTCATATTGGTCGTAGAATTAGAACCAGATATGTCGATTCCAGTGCCCTGCTTTAAACCAATCGTCTTGTCATTAACAGTCGGTATGGTCCCATTTAGGGTCAGGTCAATGCTATTGCTCGTGGCATTCCCAGCGATATTTAAACTGTTATCGGATGACTTGAGATCAACGTCACCAGTCGTTGAGTTAGGACTAACACCATCAACTGTCTTGATGTATTGACTCAAGGTTATATTGGCTGTGTCAAGATTTATGTTCCAAGATGTATTACCAGCTTGATTGGCAGACGCATTGGCACTAGCGGTTCCGTTTGAATCCGGACCAAGAACAAGACCGGTACCGACAGAAAGATTAATCTTACCGTCGTTCGGCTTTGTCGCGTTGGAAATATTATTCGTGTTGTTCTCAACCTGCGTCTTGAGAGTCGCTAGGTCGTGAATGACGTTGGATGTTTTACGTGTATTATCAGCTGCCATTAGATATCCTCAACATGTTCAAGTACGTCAAGCAAAGCCTGCTGTGCGTCTGCCGATTTTGTTTTCAATGCGGTCTTTAAATTAACAAGAATGTTCTTTAACTCTCGAAGCCTGTGCCCAATATCAATCTCAACTGCTGCCTGAGAAACAGCTTCATAATCTTCTTCAGCTACGCCAGAGAAGTCGGTGTCTCTTACGATGTAGGCGTTCGCCATCTTGGCACCCGATGTGTCTATGGTGAACTTCTTGTCTCCCTTAACGTGCCAAGTCATGCAGCAATTTGAGTTGCCCATGTCCCAGTCGTATTGCCAGTATTGTCCGTGCTGATTGAACCCGAACGACCACTCCGACAACCCTCCTCCGTTGGACTTGTAGTTTCCTCTGAGGATGTTCTTCTCGTTGTTCTGAGGTGCCCAATGCTCAGGGTCGGAGCAACTGATTTTTACGTGATCAGATTCCTCTGAACGCAAGTTGAGAGTATTGGTTATTGAGTTAAAGCAAACGTCCTCAAGGTAACTGACCGGCACGGCATGGTGGCTAGCCTCAGGAGTCTTGAGATGATACAGGCCCATGCCGCCACTGGGTGCAATCGTGATATATGTGTAGGCTTTATTCGGGTCTCGTATCTTCCACTCAGGCTTGATGTGCTGTTCGCCTTCATCACTCAGGAAGCTATCAGTAACAACGGCATCGGGTATGTCTAATGCGTCGGCGTAGTCTTGTGCCGCTTTGAGAGTCACAGCATCTTGGTCGTCCGAGTATTGCTTCGTGCAGGCAGCACCTATGTCAAAGGGCGTGGTGTGCGTAAAGTCATATACAGCACCGTCGAAGACAATACCTTCGGGGCCAGCACTTCCAAACGTAACTTCTAAATTTATGTTGCCATTTCTATTAGCAACACTCGTTACGGTGAAGTTTGCATAGTTACTTGGACTCATGACAAGACGAACTATGTCACCAGCCATTACTTTTGAAGCATCAATCGGCTTGTTTGTAAAGTCGGTTTCAGAAAGTATTATGTATGTAGCCTGATTGAATTGAAGAACTTTCTCGTTTAGCATGTTCTTCAGAACAAATGATCCGATCTGTGGTTCATCTCTTGCGTCGGCTTTGTACTGTGCTTCAACCACAGTCCCTTCGAGTGCCTTCACCTTATTCTCAAGAGTGTCTATCTGTGTGTTCTGTCCTTCATCAATCAGATAGTTTTTATTTTCTACCCATTCCTGAACAACTTGGTCTTGGTTATCAACATAGTCCTTAGTAGTCAGACCCTCAACGGATGGGATTTCAACCTCATCAATTCGTTCAGTGACCCACGCTTCAGTAGCCAAACCTTCAACGGCAGCAGTGATATCATCTGTAGTGGCGATGTTCTCTGGGAGATTAATCAAATCTGGTATGTCAAGGTTCTCTATCTGTCTTAGGAGGTACCAGTTGACATCTTGCTGTGTCTGTAAGTTATTGACGGCAATCGCTTTTGGTTCAGGATCTCCGGCTGGGTCTTCGCCAACAATACTGATATCACTCGTTCGCATCCCGTAGGTAGGGTTACCGAACGTACTGTTTGGCACTTCAGCCGTATAGCTCACCACACCAATTTCATCGCCAACGACTAACGGAAACGTCCCAAGATTCAGTATGGTGACTGTGCCTTCTGTCAAGTCGTACTGCGTTCCCTCTAATACAACACCATTAATTGTGACAATTGAATTGTCTTTGGTGATCTTGTCGTTATTAAAATCGAACACACCACTGACTTTAGTTGCTGCATCAACCTCAATCCAAGCACGGAACATGGTGCTCGTGGTCGTGTTTAGCGTAAGGTCAATCGTCGTGTTGTACTGCGGTGGATCAAGTGGATTATTTTCGGCATCACGTAGGAGATTGTCGATCGAAATAGATCCATCAGAGCTGGCAAGCGTCAATGCACCTGTGGCATCATTTAGCTTCTCAACATAGATGCCCGATGTGCCTGGACCCTGCTTCTCAGCGTTAATAGTCCAGTTGCCACTACCGTTAGGAGACTCAGTAATGTTCTCAATATAGGTGCCTTTATTAAGCGTCTTGACCTTGTAGGCATCCAAATCCGCGAGTAAGTCTCCAAGCGTAATCTTATAGGTGTTGCCATTCGCACGAGCCAAAACAGCGTAATCACTCTCCAATGGATCATTTAAGAGGTCAAGCTGACTAATCTTGAGTGACTCGTCATACTGAGTCGGACCATCTGGCACTGGATTTGGGTCAGTTTCCTGAGTCTTTATTGTTTTTTCTGCCACTTTGACACTCCCGGTATGGACTTCCTCCGTATGATTTATGGTCGTTTTAGATCATTTCACGTCTTTTTCTTACGCTTGCTGGCTGGCAGGTACTTTTCACGCACCAAGTCCTGTGCGTCTTGCCTCGTAAGCTTCGAGTTTGCAGACATTTCTTTCTTCGTTAGATCGCGTAAGGCTCGATCAGATATGTCCTTTACCTTGCGTTTAGCCTTCACAGGAGGGGTGTAATTCACCTGACCACGTAGCTCCAGCTTGCGACGTTTTGCCACAGATAGCATGTCGTCTCGGCTACCAATCCAAGCCTCCGGATCTCTATACTGCCTGCGGTCTGCCACGCCTCCGCAATAGTACCTGCCAGATGTATTAATGCCTGCCGCCCTCGCTTCTTGCTCAGCGACAGCTCGTTGGCTCGGAATCAGGGTATCGCCACCCTCTGTCAGCCTGCCCTCCATAAATGCCCTGTCGGAGCCTTTGTAGACAGGTGGCTGCTGTAGCGTCACCATTTCAGCAAACTGTGGTGTACAGCCATTCTTGATGCATTCTTCATAATGCTTCACCGCACTATGGCCTATCGCTTTTACTGATTCTGGTATCTCCATCGTCTGTCCTCCTGAGTAGTTCTGCAACGAGTCCGTCCTTCCAGCCCCGAACATATGTAAGAGCATTTTCCAAAAGGTTTGTATCATCGATTAACATCCCAATAGCTGTGTTACACCTTTGACAGAGTAAGCCTCTGTTCTCCTGTGTTGTGTGGCAATGATCTATAGATAATCGTCTACCCGTACTTTCTGCCTCACCGCAAATCTGACAACAGCCATTGCACTCTTCTAAGGCAGCTTCATATTGCTCATTAGTAATTCCATACCGTGAACGCAATTTATGTTTGCGGTTGTAAACTCTACGTTGTGCTCTCTCACCTTTCCTGCGAACCTTGTTGTATTCAAGGTTCATTGCCCACTCCATAGGAGAACAGTCTGCCTTTTTCTTTCGGGATGATCTTGGCTCAACCCCTGACGCTCTCCATGCGTATACTTCTTCTTGCCAATCCATGTATTGGGTAACCCTGCCCCGAGCTACTGCGCCGGAGCGTCGGTCGGAGGTGTACCTTCGCCATCTGGTGGCTGTGCATCAGGGGCAGGGTTAGGTGGTTCCTCCATACCTGGAGGCATCATTCCAGGTGGAGGTGGAGGTGGTGGATTCATAAGCATCCCACTGAGGTCCAGCTCAAGTGTTTCACCCCAGCTTGTCAACAATGCATTGACAGAGGAGAAATCACCAGTCTGCTGAGCCATCGGGAGCATGATTGGCATGAGAGTCTGCAACGCTTGGTTCAGTGCATTAGCTCGTTGCTGCTTGTTAAGCTTCTGACCAGCACTGTTTGCAATGCCATACTCCAGCTCTCGTGCAATGGAACCAATGTCTTCTCCCGGCTTGAGTTGCAGATGCTGCTGCCATGCCAATGCACCAAGAGGACCAATGACAGGCACTACGTCTTCAGCCTTTAGCAACCACCGAGCTGCCATAGCTTCTTTACGTGCCAACTGCGTAGACCAGTAATCAACCTGATCTAGCATGTCACTGGGTCGGACATTCATGGCATCCGACTTGACCTGTGCTTCTGTAGCTGAGCGTAGCTGATTCACAGACTGCCCATAGGCTAGCTCTGTTAAACCAGTACGCTTGTCGAACAGTGCCATCACACGATCGAGAATCTGCCACACGTCACCATTGACCTGTGGAGTATCGAACACGCTTAGCACATCATTAATGTTCGCACCTAATGCTTGCTCCAGCTCTACAATCTTGAAGCCAAACTTAGAGTCTGCGAGGATCTGTTGCTTAATATCCTCAGTCGCACTCTTCTTAACACCGATCATGGTCTGACAGCTGGAGGTGATCCTCGTTGCTAGCCAGCTAATGATGTAGTTAATAAACCGTAGCTCACCAATTGCAGGACGAACCAAGCTCATAGGCCATACGGTGTTCGGAACAGGATTAAACTGAAGCATCTCAAACGGCCATCCATTAGCATCACTCCAAAACGGAATGGGCCAGGCTACACGTTGTGGCATGTCAGTCTCAGCTAACCCTTGTTCAGCAGCTTCAAATACAGCAGGAGGTAGGTTTAATGGATAGTCGCATGCATCGCTTACTACGATGTAGCAGTTCTCGCCCAATGTATCGAGGAGAGGCTCGGGCTTATTGGATGAACCTTTAAGACGATTGCCGACTCCAACCTTACTCCATACCTTGTAGAACGTGACCAGCTCACAGGTCTTTCCTCCCTGCTTACGAGCTTGACTCTCGTAAGGGTACAACCGCTCAGCAGCAGCAACCCGACTGTTCTGTTCTGATGTTTCGCCAGTGCCAGTATTTGGTGTCAGATCAGCTTCCGGTATGTCAAACATCTGAGCTACTTGACGTAACGGTAGCGTCACGCGCCGAGCACAGAAATTAATCTCGTCAAGAGATGTAGCATCTGGATCTAAATACAGGTTAGCAATTGTGTCATAAAAACTTCCTACCATTAACGTAGGTTCAGCTGGAGGATTTGTTGGGACGTTCATCGCCTCAGTCCAAGCAACGCCAGCTCCGGTAATCAGTGCTTCATCAACACACTGACGACCGTTGGTTCGCAGGTCCAGTTCCTTTGGAGTGTAATTAAGATACTCCTGTAGAAGTGACGACTGCATCTTACGTGTTGTGTGATCTACCTCCATCGCTTGCTGAGTCTGCATGTATATCTGCGACTGAGGATCAATCATGGGCTGACCCGTCATCGGGTCCATTGGCATCATTCCCTGTTGATCAGGCTCCGGCATCTGTACGCCCAACACCTCAGGAGGAACATCCAAGAATTGTCTTGGGGTGACTGTTCTCTCTGGGTGCTGGTTGTACAGTATGCCGCCCCAAATCTTGACGGCTTCATACGTCTTATTAACTGAAATCAGAAACGATGGAGTAGGAGCTGGAATGCCAGCAATGTTGCCATCCTTCGACATGCTCGCCCAAATCTTGCGAGTGTCACCACAGTAAAAGGATAATGCTTCACTAGCATCTCTATCAAAGTCAGACCTAGCTCGCTTAGCAGAACGTATCTTGCCAAGCCACGCATTGACAATCCGACCAAGTGTTGGATTGCGAGGAGTCTTGTCTGCTTTGTTGCCAGTTACTGATTCAGCAAACTGGCTTGGGTCCATTCCATCGTCTGCCATAGCTATGCACTCTTCTTAACAGGTTTGGGTTTTGCTATTAAGGACTCGAACTGTGGCAACACGTCTTCAAGTCTCCTTAATAACTTTGTGGTAGGAGAAAGCTCCCACGCACCAAATTGTTGCCACTCAATACGTTGAAGTAGCTCCGGATCGTCCACATGGTGCACACTAGGCTTCTCAACCCATCCAAAACTTTCGGAATAAGCAAGGATGTACACTGTCTTGGCTCCTGGCCGACGACAGATCACACCATTAATCGGATCTTTCATGTTCTTTGGATTCTCGTAGAACCATACTTGATCCCCAATCGCTACTTCAGGGGCTGTCCACCTACCCCCATTGACTGACGTAGATTGCGCCATTGTCCATTACCTCCTGTTGACTTCCTCCAGCCGGTCCAAATACACAGCGGCTGCTGGAGTTCTTTTGCCGCTTCTTCTCATAGGCTTCCACCAGAGGATGCCTCTTTGGTTCGTCTACCACAATCTCAGGCTGTGCCCATATAGGCTCACTTGCCACTAAATAGCACAAGCACTGACACAGATGAACTTCCCCCCGTTCGTTCGGTACATCCGTAATAACCTTTGCACCATTAACTAATGAAGTCTTCTTCCTGTACTTCTTCATCTCACGCTCCAGATCTGGCACAGCATTGTGCAAGACCCGAAGCTTCGGTGTGCCAGATGGACGCACTGTCAAAGCAGACTGTACCGCTGAGATCCGTGCCGTAACGTCATCGCAACCAAGCTGGAAACTATGTCCAGTCATCTGACTACGAATGTCGTACTTGACAAATGCCTGCGTGTACTGTTCCGCTACACTACGTCCACTGCCAATGTCAGTTAAACGCCCTCCGTGCATATCTATAATCATAGATCGCAAAGTGGTCTGCCCCAAATGTTGTTTAATCTCTTTTGCAAATTTATCGGAATTGGCCTGTCGGCAGTACACCTGATCGTAAATTACCCACATTTGCTCGTCAGGAGATACAGCCATAAACAACGCAGCTGCTACCTGATGGCCCGGATCAATCGCCATGTAGCGGGTCCAGTTAGCTGGGATCTGGAGATCTGGAAAAGATTTACGGTCAATACCATGCGTATGCATGCTAAACGAAGGAAATACACTGAGACTGTCAAACGTGAACTCACCCTCTGCACGTTGCCGTAAAACATCAGCTCCCTGTGCAGACCATCGAGCGATCATCTTCTCCCGCTCGTCCTCTTCGATATGCACGTTATCAAGGAACCGCAACCGGAACATCTCAATCCGATCTTTGCGTCCTTCCTTTGCGTCAGCCTCTGCACGTTCGGTAAGGCCGAGCAACCATTCACTCGTTGAGTGAGGCATAGCAGCTACCCAAAGCCGACCCTTGCGGTCAGCCAAACGAGCCTGCATTTCAGGTATCCACTCATCCCGTTCGATTTCTTCGTCGCATAGAACAATGTCCGCAGCGATACCCTGTGGGATTTCACCAGAGCTGGAGTAGAAGTAGGCATTCCAACCATTCGTCAGCTCTAGCGTATTAATCATCTTCGAGGCTTTCATCTGCCACGAGATGTTCTTGATCATTCGGGGAGGGATAAGCTGGGGTGCCTGCTCTGATTCCTTTTGGCGATCCATGTCAGTGTCTGGATTAAACGCTCGCCATTTGCCTGTATCCAGATCCTTGATGATCTTGAATGCACCTGGACGTAAAAGATAACGATGCATCACCGCTGCGATGTGCTGCCAGTTCCTGCCCACACACATTGCAATCCCATTCTCTTTGGGATATTTGTTGTACGGGTCTTGACCAGTCATAGCACGAGCCAGCTCAACGAAACTACAGCATGACTTTCCAGATCTGTTACCGCCAATAACCAGACGTTCTGAAGCAGTGCTCTGATGAAACTGCTCTTGAGTATCTGAGGGTACATATAAACGCAACGCCTCAGTCTGACGCTGGGATAGCTCAGCTTGCAGCTCCAGCAGCTTTTGTCTGTTGTGTTGGGATATGCCCATATCGCCCTCCAACGATAAGTGCTACTCAGCAGGCTCTTCGATTTTACGACTGAACAACTCTTCAGGAATGGAAAAACCAGCTGCTGTTTCTCTGAGGCGTTCTTCCAGCTCTCGCTCTAGGTCTTCCTCTGTCCACAACGCCAACGGTATCTTGCTGCCACCCTGATCAGCATTTGCAGTCACAAGTTTAGATATCATCTCTAAGACCTTGCCACGCTGCTGACCGCCAGACGGTGATGCCCAGAAATGCTTCATGAGCATTGCGGAAAACCCATCAACGCCACCGTAGAAATTCATTATGGATTCAAGCAACTCCGCACTATGCGGAACCTTTGCACCACCCTTTAAACCTCCAGATCGTACCTTCTGGCAAAACGCATTGACAAGTGCCTCTTCAGACTTGTCCATTGTGTCTCGGTTACGCGCGTTCTTCTGTGCACGACGAGCTTCTTTGCGTCCTACGACACAATCAAAGCACAGCGTTCGCTGCTTGCGAAAGATAGGGAAGTTCTTAGGAGTATACTCCAAAACCTTCGCACAACCCTTGCAAGCCTTCTCGCCTTTGCCAACTATCGGTTTCTTTGGTTCCATGTCGTTTGCCCTATTGGGTTGCCGTATTCATCCGTGTAATACACATCCGGAGCGTTTTCTTGAGTACCTGGATTGTTTAGGTTTCCAAGCACACCCTTGAATCCATCGTTAATGGCTTTAAGACCATCGACTTGTCTGTCAGCCTGATAGTTACTAGCTTCTACGCCTGCATCAGCGGCATACTGACCAGAGAAAACATTAGCCATTAACTGATTCTCGGCTAAGTCCATATTACGATCGTGAGCATTGGCTTGCTCTTGGGCAGCAGCATAGTCGTAGTGCTTGTTTGCCATCTGCTGAGCTTCGTTCATCGCGTGCTCAGTAGGCGTATACATGGCGTCTTGGTCCGCAATTAGACCAGAAAGGCCTGGAGTACCAATACCCTTCTGCATCGACTGCCGGTTTGCAATGTTTTCATTCGTAGCCTGCCGGGACAGCATGTTCGCTTGCTGCTGATAACCAGCTGCGCTTTCACGATGACCGTACTCAGGATGCGTGTTGCGATGATTACCGTATGAAAACTCTCTTCTTCGTCCCATTACACTAACCCCATTTCTTCTTGAATGCGTCGTAAGACTGTTTGTGGATCTTTTACCATCGATAAGTTGCGAGCACCTTCGGTGTCACGTGGCAGCCTTTTCTGCATCATCTCCTTGCCCACTGGTAATGACGGAATCCCATGACGACCATCCAAGTCATCAGAACCTGGATCAGGCAAAGCACGATCAAGAGGTGATTGATCCGTACCACCTAATCCCGGCAACGGTGGACCTTGCGGACCAAACCCTGCATCCTGTGCCTGAATGCCACCACCACCACCACCATCACCAGAATTACTGTCATCGAACTGCGCTGGTTGATCGGCAGCTTCGGCAGCTGCACCACCGCCACGTTTGTCAGTCGGACGAATTGCTTTCTCCGCACCACCCAATTTATCACGGGTATAACCTCGTGAAATTGAACGAGAGAACGAATCGCTCTCGCTTGCCAAACGACGAGCTGGAAGAACAACTTGATCAGGTAGATCTTGCCCAGACTTGTACGCATTGACATAACGCTGCATAGCACCAATGCGACTGGTTAGACCCGGAATAGACATTGGATCTTTCATCGCAGCGTCATACAAAGCACCCTGACCGGCTGCTGCCTGCTGACCAATTTCGTGCGCCTTATCCATCCCCGTGTAATCATACGAACGACTGCGAGAACGGGAGATAGAGCTGGAACCCTGTGACAGTCTTGGGCGACCAAGAATATCTCTCTCGTAAGCCTCGATGTAGTTGTAGTTGCCATCGCGAATACCATCAGCAACCGCACTGCGTACCGGATCTGGAGCTGGTGGTGCTACCGCTGGTGGTGCGGGTGCAGGAACATTAACGGCCATTGTTTTTCATCCCCTTAAATGCTGCTGCCATGCGGTCATTCCACTGCATGGACATGCCTTTCTTTCCCTTACGTTTCTTTTTCTTCTTTGCCGCAGCTGGGTCGTCCTGATCTTCGGTAGCATTGGCTACACGCTTACCATCAATTCCACTGCCACGATCCCAACGCAAACCGGCTGGTTGACCCGATGCATACTCTGTTTTTGATTGATCACCAAAAGGATTGCTCATATGTCACCTGTGTAAAAAAAGCGGCTGGGGCCGATCACAGCCACCAGCCGCTAAAGAGGCTCAAATTGGAACGTGCGAATTAATCACGATTTACAGCGACTGCTTTCGCAACCTCCTTCGCTTTGCATCGTGCTCCAGCTCGCAGTTCCTCCGCACGAGCTGTCATACGCTCCTCGATAGCCTCTCCCCTAGCTTCCAAACGATCGGCTTTGTGTCGCCAAGATACTACTTGAAAAGCCTTCACTGCATTGCCAATGCGATTGCGTCGATCAGCACACGTGTTGCCACGTCGCTCGTTTTCTTCTTCACAATCATCGGACTTACGGACAACCTTTGCCTTATCGGCATCAGTTACCGCTCGACCATCCTTACTGCCATGACAATCGGAACCAGTTGATGAAGCCGGAGCTTCGTTCGTGCCGCATGCAGCAAGAACTACCAGACCCAAAAGCAGAGGGAAGAATGCTATCCTCATTGTTATCTTTCTAATTAAGCAGGACCACCATCGGAATAATACTCACGAGTACCAGCATCAAAGTCAGTTGTGACTGGTCCATCAATCACAAGCCAACAAATCTCACCTACCGGTACGTCCTTCTGAAGGTACTCATCCACTTTGCCTGTGTAACCGTCAGCAGTGGCTGCTGCCCCTGCAACGAGTACGCCAGCGGTAGTGTTCTTCACTGCTACACAAGTAACAGCCTGGTTGCTGAGTACAGCACCAGTGTTTGGATTCACATCAGGAAACACCTTCGTGCGTTGACGTTGGTTGTCACCTGTTGTGCTGGAAGGCTGGTCGCGGTATTCCCACGCTTGGTCTTCGGTCTGACCCCAACTCTTCCCATATACCCATCCACGACCAAATGGTGGGTCAAGATGATATGCGTTATCTGGCATTTAAGCTTTCCCTTATTTACGAGACTGTGACTGTTTTAGTCGCTTGTTGTGAAGGACCATCGGTTGCACTCGGATCAGTAGTACCCACTACGCATGTTGCGTCGTAAGCACCACTTGCACCTGCACCAAAATTAATTTTGACCGTACTGTTGTTGCCGTTCTCGATAGACGCATTCGTATCTGGATTGATACTCCACGTGTACGTCAAACCACCAGCATCACCATCGGTAGCAGCTGACAACTCAACAGAGCCGTCCGCAGCACCAGTAGCTGGACCTGTTATCGAAACAGTACCAATCGTTGTTTCTGGAGGAGCTGGAACCAACGTCCCGTCAGAACCACCTGCAACTCGTACTCGCGTACCTGCTGCAAAGTCAGTCGTTACAAGACCTTCGACAACCAGCCAGAAAATTTCAGTAGGCTTAACAGGCTTCTGAAGATATTCATCTACTCGGCCTGTATAGCCGTCTATTGACTGCTCGCTTCCGACAGCGAGAGGAGAGTCAGTGGTGTTCTTTACCGCTACGCACTTGACCTGCTCATTGGAATACTGCTTATGACCACGAGTCATGCTCGGATCAACATCCATGAACACTTTGTGTTGAAGACGAATGCTTTCACCCGCCTTGTAACTTGGTGTACGTCGCGGCCACTGAGGCCACTGGGTGACCAGTAACTCCCCTCGCCCGAAACCTGCATCTGTGAAGAAACCCATTGTTACTCCCTTATGGTGAAACTTGAACGAGCTTAAAGAAGTTACGTGGAGAAACCATCTTGAGGTTTGCTAAAACGCTAGCCACGTACCTATACCCTTGTGTCGTTTCCGAGTAGTATGGTCCATCACTCTGGATGATCTGTGGTTGCATCGAATGCAATGCCATGTTCTGTGTGCTAAGTCCATAGCCACATCCAACAGGAACATTGTATTCAGTCGATACTTCGCAACCATCGATTTCAAATACATCGGAAAATCCGAACGACTTCAGACCGTTAGTCTTAGAAACAATCGTTCGCTCTTTAGCATCCAAGTTGTTCAAGCAATCGATGAACATACGACGGTCAAGCATGACCAAGTCAATGCCAGCTTCCTTCGTGTCGTTTCTCCGCGCTTGATGAATTCCCTCTCTGATTGCAGCTACGCAAGTGTCAACCCACTCACCTGAAGCATTGAAGGATGAGCTAAGTGCATTGATGATGATCGGTGAGTAGTAGTCATACTCAGGATCACACTGTGCATCAGGCCATGCACCTTCAGCAGTTTGCGAACCAGCAATTGCACCAAGCTCGGTGCTAAGTCCAGCGTAAGTATCCTTTGGATAAAGGAAACGGTCGGCAGCGTCTACAACGCCAGTACCACGCCATGAACCATCAGCGATGTTGATTGATCCGTCGTAATCAAAGAACGAATCCAACCCCTGAAATCGCAACTCGTTACCTGGCTCATCACCATCAACGTAAACTTCACCAGCAAGCTTTTGCTCGATTGAAGTCTGCAATCGTGTTGCCATTTTTCCAGCAACTTGAATCAAGGCTTGTTGACCGCGATTTTCGAGCATCTCTCGGGTGTAAAGCATATCAGTGCTTTGATACCCACGATAATCGAGAGCGGCAGTTTGCCAGAGGTTGTGACGACTGAATTGTCTCGGAGTCTCTCCATCATTTCCTGAAACAGGTTGCTGACGGAATTGAATTTCCCAAGTGAAGCCACGTCCACTCTGGTTAGTTAAAACATTGCCACCACTCTCGATCATTGACCAAACTCGATAACGTCGGAGAGTCGCAATCTCCTCTTGTTTCAGGTAGTTTGTAATCGTAGTGGCTACAGCGCGCGCCCAATCGGTTGTACTCGCCATTAGTTAATTCCTTCTTTAAATTAGACCCATTTGTTCAGCTGTGTCTTTAAGCTGTTGCTCGAAACTCACACCTTGTCTTTGAGCTTGAGCACTGTTTGTATTGTGTCCCGACCTACTTGGTGTTCGACTAGCAGCTCGACGTAGGTAATCAAGTGCAGCCTCGCTTTGGCTTGGTTCCGGCTCAGCTGGAACTTCAACCGCAGCTGGAGCTAACTGCTCAGGTAACGCTTGAGTAAAAGCATTAGCCTGTTGGTTCTGCTCCTGAGTAGACATTGTGCGTCTAAGCAAATCAGCTTCGACAGTCTGCAACGCATATTGCCAACGTGCCTCTGGATCTGT